CCAACCTTACCATCGTTAGCAATAGTCATCATTTCTTGGACATTATTTGTATTATCAGTATAAAATCCAAAACGACCTTGATTTATACCTTCGTAAATATATCTAATATATCCATCAGCGGTATCAGCTCTAAGATGTAATTGAGAATATGCTCCACCTGTACTTGAAGTATTTTCTATTCGAAGTCCTTTTTCAAATAGACCAACTCCTGTATCTGTTGAAGTTGTTGTGTTATCTGTGTATTGAACACTTAATTTACCTTGTACTATCTCATCATAAGCAAAACTACCACCACCCTCAACTTTAAAATCTCCAGTAATAGTTAAATCGCCATCAACTGTACCGCCACTAGCTAAACCAGCACTTACATTACTTATCATTGATTTTAGCATTCTACTATCCTAACTGCTCCAGTTGTTGTTGAGGTTGAGTTATAATTAAAATAGATCGTATTGCCCAAGCCTCTTGGAACTGTAATAAATGTGAGTGTGTTCTTTGGAATTAATAAATCGTTTGAAGCATTTACATCTGTTTCACTAGATGCGAAGTTAAAATAAATCTCTACTGCACTATAAATACCTACAGATCCTGTAGATGCTTTGAGTAGTTGATGTGATGTGTTTGCTACATCAGCACTAGAACCTGCTGTCCCTGCTGATGCTACAGTCCATTCTCCCCCGACTGTAGTATTTAATGCTTCCTGTACTGAATATCTGTGAGTATCTGCCATTTTTCTCCCTCTCTAAGCTATGACACAAGCGTGAACGAGACTTGTAGTCTAATTATTTTTTCTTTTTCTTTTTGACCTTTTTAAACGGAGATAGGTCATCTTCTCCCTTTACCCTTATAAATCCTGCTTGTTCAAGCAATTCTAATTTTTCAGGGTGTTTACTAAAGACTTCATCTTCAAGTCTTTCTAGTTTTGCTAATTTCTCTGAATACCAATATTGCATGTTATCTCCTAGTTATTGGGGGCATGAAAAACACACCCCCAACTATTACTAATTAAGTTACGTTTGTAAACTTAACACCTTTGATGTTATCAGAATCGTCAATTAGTTTTACTCCGTAAAGTAAATCACTAACAACTTTAGTACCAAGAGCATCGATTGAATACTCGCTCTGTACTCTGACATCGTTTTGAACTGCTATTACACAAGCAGACTTGTGAAATACAGCTCCAGGAATTGTAGTTGCAGTACCACCAGTAGAAACTGTGTTTGACATATAAACATCAATTCCATATAGTGAACCAACTAGACCTGATCTTAAACCACGATTACCTTCACCGACTGCATCATTTCTGATGAAATATTGAGCAATACCAGCAGATGGGTTAAGTATATCTGCAAATAGAGTTGGATTAACAACCATTGCACACTCACCATCCATGTAAGGAATATCGTTCTCACCTAAAATAGCGAGTACGCTTTCAAATACACCAGCAGTTAATGTGTCATCAGCAGAAAGAGCTTGAGATTGATTTAAGCCATCTAACTCAGCCCAAATATCAGCATCAACTTGACGAGCAAGAGCCTCACCCATCATTCTTGAATACTTTTCTACTAAGTCAGCTTCTGATTGAATCATTAATACATCTTCAAATAATTTTGCGACATATTTATGTTTATTAATTGTTAATTGAGTTTCTGTGGTTGCAGTTGCATCATAAGAGACATCTGTACCAGCATTTTTATCTGTAGCACCTATCAAAGACATTTCAGGAATATGAATTACATCCCCATAACCTTTTCCTGCAACAAGAGCAGAATAATCTTCTACTAACCCACGAAAGACAGTTTTTCTTTCAAAGAATTTGTAGATACCATCAGCCCAAATTTCAGGTATAAAATGTTGGTCGGTTGATACTGTACTAGGATTTCCAGAATAAGTTGCCATTTATTTTACCTTTTCATGTATGACTCCAATATTGTATTCCAGTTCTTTCTTCTGTCTGCTCCTGACATTTCAGTCCAATCTCCTACTTGTTTAGTTGGGATTGTTCCTTTATTATCAGGTGGGTTTACAACTTCTACGTTAGTAAACTCTTCAACAATACTTAAAAGAACTTCTGTATCAACATTGGCAAATTTTTCTCGTTTATTTTCAGGAAGTTGAGCTAAAGCACCTTCACGAAGTCTTGCATCCATTGTTTCCCATCTTTCCTTATAAGGCTTGTAGGATTCAATTTCACCAGCAAGATCTGCATTTAGTTCTTGCCATTTTTCTTCTTCACGAAGTTTTGCTCTTCGTTCTTCTTCCTCTTTACTTTTAAATGACTCAAGTGCTTCACGAAGGTTATTTCTTTCGTTAATAACTTCGTTCAATCTTGAAATCGGTACATTGTTTTCGACTTGTGTGTCGGCTTCCTGTTTTACATCTGTTTCGATGGTTGTTTCTTCTGACATTTTAACCTCTTCAGTGAGTTATGAAATTGCAAGAATTACCCTTGCATTAATATATGGTATAATATAAATTAGTACATTAATCTAATGCAAGAAAAAAATTACGAATTTAAAAAAAAGTGGTTTGATTATTTAGGTTATAAACCACATCAAGGGCAACTGCCTTTACATTTTCCTAAAAAGCAAGATGCTAGATTTCAAGTTGTAGTATGTGGCAGAAGATTTGGGAAAACTTGGGCAAGTGCTATGGAGGCTACTTATGTAGCATCGCAACCTAATAAACGAATATGGGTTGTAGGTATGTCCTACAAGAAAGCTAGGCTTATATTTAGAGAAATATGGCAGAGAATGGTTATAGGACACCCTGATGATGTTGATAAAGCATCAGAAAAAGATATGTATATTCGTTTTAAGTGGGGAACTATTGTAGAGGGAATGTCAGCAGATAATCCTTCTAGTCTTGTGGGAGAAGGTCTTGACCTACTTGTAATTGATGAGGTTGCCAAGATGAATAAGAAGATATGGGATATGTATTTATCTCCTACGGTAGCAGGTAGAAAGGGAAAAGTTATTTTTATTACAACACCTGAGGGTAGAAACTGGATATATGATTTGTTTAAATTAGGCAGAGATGATCCTATGTGGGAAAGTCATAGCTCCCCATCGTGGATAAATGAGCATGAGTTTCCATTAGGTATTGAAGATCCTGCTATAATAGAAAGAAAGAGAAATATGTCCAAAGAATTATTTGGTCAGGAGTTTGGTGCAGAGTTTTCTGTATTTGAGGGTAAAGTTTGGGATTTTAACAGAGATTTAGATGTTGGACACTATCCTTATAACCCTAATTTGCCTACATACTGTAGTATTGACTTTGGTTACAGGCAACCTGCTGTTTTATTTTTACAAACAGAGTTTGATGGCAGTATTGACCATATTAGAATATTTGACTCTATATTACACAAACAAAACATTAAAACAGAAGATTTAATCAAAATGATTAAAACAAAAGGCTATCCTATACTATCTTATTATGGCGATCCTGCTGGTAGCAATGTTCAAGGACAGAGTGGTGCAGGAGATATGGAGATATTTAGGAGAAGTGGTATTAGAATTTTATCAACTAGAGATAGAATGAGCAGAAATCTTGTGGCTAGTGTAGCTTATACTAGAGGATTTTTTGAAAGTGCTGATGGAGTAAGGAGAGTGCATGTAGATACAAGATGTAAAGAAATAATAGAAGATTTTGAAGAATATAGGTATCCTGAGAGTGAAGATGGCAAACCAATCAAAGAAGAACCATTGAAAGATGGTTTTCACGATCACGGAAACGATGCATTTAGGTATTTTATAATCAATAGATTTCCGATGAGAAATCAAGAAATGAAGAGGATTCAAAGATAATGGAGAAGGTACTAAAAGATAAATTATTGGAAACTAAGCTAATGATGTCTCATGCTAGAAGAAATGAGATAAGAAAACATCTAGATTATTATTCAGGTGTCTCTACAGACCAGTATATTAATAATTATTTCACAGGGGATGCTTTTAATGAAATACCCCCAACGCTTACTAATTTTACTAGAAAGTTTATAAACAAGATAAGTAGAATATATAGCTTGGGTGCTAAAAGAACAGCAGGAGATAGTAGTGAAAGATATGCAGAGCTTATTCCCACTAAAGATGTTCGCATGAAACATTCTGAAAGAATGACTAGATTACTAGGAACTGTTGCTAATAGAGTATATTGGATGGATGGTGTATTTGATTATAGACCTATTTATTATTTTGAGTCATACTTTGACGAGAATCCATTTGAGCCTAGTGCTATTATATATCCTTTGTTAAATAGCACAGCAGACTTGTCTAATACAGCAGATTTACAGTGGGAATACTGGGATGCAGAGAAATATGGTGTTATGAATGAAGAAGGTGAGTTGATGTCTGAAATACCTAACCCATATGGCATAATTCCCTTTGTATTTACACACAGAGAAGATCAGATAGACTCATTTTTTGTAGAAGGAGCATCTGATATTGTAAACTGTAACGAACAGGTTAATATTGCCTTGACTGAAATGAATCTCGGTATGAGGTTTAACATGTTTGGACAACCGTGGGTAACTGGACTAAGAGCAGACCAAAGTATGTTGAGAGCAGGTTCTAACACTATTTTAGATATGGGAGAAGATGGTGCTTATAATATAACTAGCCCATCAGGTAATATTGATGAGGCTATTAATAATATTAAGTTTCAAATGGAATTAGTTGCTACAAATAATCATCTGTGGATTACATGGGCAGAATCAGGTGGAGAAGTTCCTAGTGGTATTTCTTTGATGATTAAAGATATGGAAAGAAAAGAAGATTATTATGACGATATAGCTCTTTGGAGAATGTATGAAAAGCAATTTTATAATGTAGAAAGAGTTATAGCAGAGTATAATGGTATTTCATTGCCTGAAGAATTTGGAGTAGATTTTGAAGAAGTAGAATACCCAAAGACAGTTCAAGATCAGATACTTAAAGATGAATTTGATATTAAAAACAATCTTATAACTAGAGCAAAAATAATGGTTAGAGATAATAAAGATTTAACTGTAGCACAAGCTCAGTTAATTATAGATGAAAACAGAAGTATTAATGAGCAAGAAAACCCTGTGGTAGTAAATGAAGTTAAAAATAACGACTAATTATAGTTTTTCTAAGTTATCTGATAATTTAGATAAAATAATGAATGACTCTTTAAAAGACTATTCTAAAAAAGTAGCAGTTAACTCTAAGAAAAGAATAGACAGGGGATTAAGAAAACTTAATGATGTTACTATAAAGATTAGAAAACATAGGAATCAACCTCCAAGACCAGCATTAAAAGCTAGTGGTGCTTTATATAATAGCATAAAACCAGTAGATGATGGAATGCAAATATTAGAATATGGAATACTTCAGCATGGTCAATTTGGTGAAAAACCTAAAAGTTTTATTACTGGGGAAGGAAGTGCTGTCCCTAATAAAGAGGTCTTACCAAGACCATTTATAACTATAAATATAAAAGATAGACAAACAGTAAATAATAAATTTGTTTCTAATCTTAATAAGAATCTAAAAAAATAAGTTATTGTATTAAATCAGTTATTATCCATAGATTAATAAATGGATAATGAATTATTAAGGCTACTAATTGATTACATGGTTCAAAGAGAATCAGATATAGTGGATTTAAACAAAAAAATACTTGAATTAGAAGATTTGATGGTTATAAACAATAACCTACTGGGATTTTTAAGTCAAATTATTGCCCCATACCAAAAACAAGAAAATATCATAGATAGAGAAATACAAAACTATTTAGCTAAATATGCTATCGAAAATGAATCTTGGGGTAAGTCATAATGAATGATTTTGGGTTTTTAAAGTGTATTTGCTTAAAATGCCATTGGACTTGGGAAGTGTTATCTATAGATCCCGATAGAAACCAAGAATGTCCTGAGTGTAAGTCTTTTGACACTAGAAGTTTTTTAAAGGACTTTGATATTTAATGCTTTTTCTCGTTTTTCTACTTTTTCCTGCCATTCTTTACGCTGTCTAGGTGTTTGTCTACCTTGTTTAGGCATTTCTACACCTACAGCCTCTGCTCTTTCTCTCCACCTCCTAGCCTCTCTCCGTTTTTTATTTTTCTTAGCTTTTTTCTTTTCATCTAGCTTTATTTGTACAGGATTTTCAGGAACTATTGGTCGTTGTGGAAATACTTGCACTTCTTCAATATCTTCAATAATCTCTGCTTCAACAGGAACTTGCGTATTTAAGAACTTCTCAAATGGGCTTTGATGGTTATCTACCTCAACTCGTTTTATAAGTTTACCCGAATGTTCTAATACGAGCCTACCAGCCTGAACATTACCAGCCTCAGCCTCACGAACCATACTATTTAATACATTAGGTAATCTAGCACCAAATGTAACCATATACTTTTGATAATATACTTCTACAAACTCAGGATCTTTGAACCAATTTCGTATTGTAGCTGTCGTAACACCAGCTTTATCTGCAACAGCTTGTATTGACGACTCAGGAGCAGAAACTAGCATATCTATAGCGATAGATTTCTCTGGTTTCCACTTAACTGGCAATGTAACACTCATAATAAACCTCTATTTATGGTATATTCTACGGACTTTAATTTTTTTATACAAGGGATTTTACCTGAATCCTAATAAGGCAATACTACTACTATACAATACACAAGATAAAAGCGTAGCTTTTATTAGGACTTTCTTTCAAAAAATTTTTTATAAGATTGGGCTAAGTGTTTGTTATACAACATTTTGTGGGGAATGCGAATACACGCTAAAAATTTCTAAAATATACGCCTATTGGGGGTAAATTCCAAATAAAAAATAAATTTTTTTGCAAGATAACTAAAAACAGGGACAAAGTCAATAGGCAAATAAAAAAACTTTTTTGGGTTGCATTTGTGGGAGGTATGAACGTACAAAATTTAAAATCCAAAATAAAAAAAAGTTTTATTAGGAATTACGATAAATGTTTTGTATTAATACCATTCTTTTCTCATATATACAAGGGTTAATTTAGTGCCTAGTTGGATTCATGCAAAATTGATAGATTTTCACGACGAGAAAACGCCAAAACATAGCCTAAATGGAGAGATTATGCTTTTTTAGTAGTAACATACTTACGGATCACTTTCTGTCCATTTAAAGCCCTTTTTGGAGATCCTACGAAGTTTTGTAAAAGTCAAGAAAAAAATTACATAAAATGAATTTTTTTTTGGATAGATTTAAAAATAGATAAAAAAAGTTCTTGACTTTCTCATAAATTAGAATATTTTCAAATCATTAATGGGAACAAAAAAAAATAAAGTTAAATGATTAACTTTTTTTACTTGACACATCCAAAGATAATTTTTTACCTTTGAACTCAAATTAAATAGAAAGGTTATCAATTATGAAATTAAAAACTACTTACAAACAAATTAAAGAGGGTACGCACCCCGAACATTTAATTAAGGTTGGTTATTGTTCTCTTCAGTGGTTGCTAGGCTACAAACAAGCTTTTGCATATTCTTCGGGGCATTATGGTTGGAATTGTGATTATTACGAATTTAATCTAAATGGAAAATACTTTGTAATTTCTACAGGATATAGACCGATTGGAAGAGATATTGATTACAAAATAGTAAAAAAATATGAAGATAAGGCTAGTAAATTGATGGGTAATTATGACAAGGAAGTTGTAAAAAATAGACCTCAATTATTAGACAAAGTTATTGAAGAATTTTTAACAGAAATAGAGGGGTAAAAAATGGTACATGATTTTTTAGTTTTATTTGTTTTGTTTGGAATGTTTTTTGGGTTGCTTGGTGTGGTTGGTTGCATTGTCCAAATAATTAGGATTGAAATGAAAGAAAAAAGAGATAGAGCAACAAAGGAAACAAATGCAAAAATAGAGTTACTTGAATTTATGGCAAGTCAAACAGATGAAAACGAGTATTTCAAAATGTGCGATGAATTAGGGCTTTGTAGTAAATCCTCAGTAACTGAAGTAATTCTTGGTATTGAAAAATAAGATTAGCTGAAGATGGCTTTATTAGCCGAAACACCCAATATTTTTTGGGTGTCCTAATCAAATTAGAAAGGTAATAAAATGAGTGAAAAAAACGTAGTTATCAAAACACAAAAACCAACCGATGATGATATTAAAATGGTCATTAAGGCTGGGATTACACATAGTTTAGAGCAAGAAAAAATGGCTCAAATCATTGTTGCTGATATTGTTAATATGAATAAACAACATTGCACTACTAAAATGACTAGGGCTTTAGATGACATTTTTGCTAATGGAGAGGCTGAAGAGATAGACAATACAAAAAAGTTTGTTAAAACTCAGCTTCAAACTATCATTAAATCAAAAGCCGTTCAAACAGCTTTATTAGGTGAAGATATTAAACTAAAATCTTTGACTATTAAAAAAGTAAACAACGGGGTTTTAGATGGTGATAAGTGCCTAAATAAAGACAAATTCCAAGATAAGCATTTAGGTTTGTTTAGGGTTATAATTGAAAGCAAAAAAACAACCCCAAAGTCATTTGATGAAGAGCTAAATAAACTCATGGAGAAACATGGCAAACATGCAAACGACCTAATCAGTAGTGCTTTAAATTGGTTATCAGTGGAACAGATAATGGAGGAATTAGAAATAAAACAAGTAGCATAATCCTGTATTATACTGAAGATGACCTAATGAGGTCGAAACAGGGGTTTTATATCCCCTGTCTATAATTTGGAGGAATTATTTATGAACTTAAAACAAATTGAGAAATCAAAGCTATTTCAAGATGATTGGAATAATTGCACTGTAATTGCCTCATCAATAGCTTTTAATTTAGATTATGACAAAACAAGCCGATTTTATACCCTACATGGTAGAAAATGGAGAGATGGTTTATATCATTGCGATACTGATAGAATCATCAAATTACTAGCCGAGCAAGAGGGTTATGAGGTTGATTTTTTTGCCTTTGATAAACATGAGGCAAAAATATTAAAAGGCGTTTATAATTGGAAAAGAGGAAAATTTATAAAAAGACCTCATTTTCAGCGTTATAAATTCCAAGCTGATAAAAAGAATCCAATGGATTTAATGACCTTAACTCACAATCTAACACCTAACAATCAGCATATGTACTTAGAAAGAGGTGATTATATTTTAGGCTGTCAAGGTCATGTATTAGCTGTTAAAAATGGATTTGTGGAAGATTGGACAGAGGGTAGAAAACACAGAATAAATAAAATTTGGAAGATAACCAAAAAAGATAAAAAAGTTAAATCTTTAACTTTTTCAGAATACTTCAATAATAGAGAAAGGTTGTTCTAATGAGCAAAAATAAAATGAATAAAGTAGTTACAGATATGCAAAAGAAAATAGCACTAGCTGTATTAGATGAAATAGAGGAACTTATAAATACAGGTGTGTTTTATAATTCGGGTTGGGATGAACCCGAACTAATGAAAGACATGGGTTTTAGGTTTGATGATGATGATTTACTTGGTGGTATTGAATTAGCAAGGGAGTATATCAATGGATAAATTTGTAGTTATTGCTAATTGGGATTCATGCGATTCTATGGTCTATGGGTTGTTTGATTCCATTGAAGATGCCAATGAATTTTGTGATAATTGGAAGTGGGATGATTACGATTCTAGGCATGAGTTATATTTAGAGGTTGAAAAACTAAGGGAGGTAAAATGAATCATTTATCTGTTTTTCTAGCTATTTGTATAGGATCAATTTTTGGCTTTTTTATATTAGGTGGTCATTATTTCCTTATATATCTTAATTTATTATTTCCTAGTTTATTTTGGATTTACATGCTAAGTTTACTGATCAAAAAATTAAGGAGTTTAAAATATGAATAGTGTTAAGAAAGGTATAATTGGAGAGTCATTTACAAAAATTGACTTAATTAAGCGTGGTTTATATCCTCACAAAGTAGAGTTAGATGATGATGGAGTAGACTTTATTGTCGAGAAAAAACCACAAGAGATTGGAAAAGGTTTATATACTAAATCCAAAACGTTTACTCTCCAAGTCAAATATAGAACTATTTACGATAGTAAAGATTCTGTAGTGTTTGATATAAAAAAGACTAGAGCCGATTGGGTTGCATTAGTACATGAGATTGAACAACCAAATGGTTTGTCTAGTGCTATTGTAATGTATGTGAAAAACAAGCGTTATAATAAGCGTTGGCAAATTAACATAAGGATTGGTAATAGTTCCAATAATAAGCAAACCAAGCTAGTACATTATTGGCAAGATTATATAAATCCTGAGTTTTAAATTGCTTGACTATAATTTATATTATATGTAACTTCAAATCTAACAATAGGAGAACTTATGGAGATTATATTAATGTTATCTATTATGGCACTTATAATATGGGTTGCTAAATTGAAAACAGACTTAAACATTGAGAGAATGAAAGTAGATACTTACAGGTATTATTCTCTCAAACTTAACCATCAAATTAGGGGGATTAAATAATGCTAAATAAAGTTACAAAAAAAGAGTGTATGGAGGCTATCGAGTATTTATTTACTATGGGTTATACTTTAGAAATGACTAGCGATAAGCGATTTTATACTGAGATACTACTTAAAAAAGTAGCTAATGATTATAATATTAAACTTGATGGCATAGATGAGGTTGATGAATAATGAAAACTAATAGTAGTGAATGGAGAGATAAAGAGGCTGACCAGACTATCAAACATTGTAAGAAATGTAATAAGTGTTGGGAAAGGATGGATATTGAAAAGTCTAGATTAGGTGGGCAAACAATAAATAAGTATGTTACGTTCTATGAGGACTTTGTAACATATGGTAAGGCTAAAGTTACTTGCCCTGTGTGCGAAGGTAAAACATCACATGCACAAATGCTTAGAGATTTTGTCTTATATGAAATAATAAAAAGTTAAACGTTTAACTAATTAGGAGAACAATAATGTTAAAGGAAAAACAAAAGATAGCATATCTTGAAACAAAGCAGTACCAAAAAGATTGTACTGAGTTTAATAAAGAACTATGTGATTTATTATCTGAATATGTAAATAGCATGAGCCAATTAAAGTTTGATAAATTTTCTGAGGTTGTGCTACCTACTGTATTAATACATCATATTAGTAATTATTTTGAACATAATCTTATAAAAAATGAGGAGTCTTTAGATGCTTTTGTTGGCAGTATAAAAGACACCATAATGGATAATTGTGGCATAGAGCATGAGTGCAATGATTATAAATTCATTGAGGACTTGGGGGCGATTGCATGAATGTATTAGAATTGTTTGCAGGTTCAAGATCACTTTCAAAAGTTGCAGAAAAATTAGGTCATAATACCTTTACATCTGATATTAATAACTTTGATAAGATTGATTATGTAACTAATATAATGGACTTCAACCCCAAGAAAGTACCATTTCAACCCGACTTTATATGGGCATCTGTACCTTGCTATACATTTAGTGTAGCATCTATAGGTCATCATTGGAAAGGGGGCAACAGAAGTTATACACCTAAAACCTCAAGTGCATACATGGGATTAGCTATAGCCAAAAAAACTATAGAGATTATAAATCACTTCAATCCTAAGTATTATTATATTGAGAATCCTAGAGGACTATTAAGAAAGATGGAATTTATGCGAGGCTTACCTAGACATACTATATGGTATTGTCAGTACGGAGACGACAGAGCCAAGCCAACAGATTTGTGGACTAATGACAAGTCTTGGATTCCAAAGCCTGTATGTAAAAATGGAAACAAGGATTGCCACCACCAACCTGCACCAAGAGGTAGCAGAACAGGTACACAAGGTCTTAAGGGTAATTATGAACGCAGTATAGTACCTAGAGACTTATGTTATGATATATTAAAAGATAAGGAGATATAATGACCAAGAGTAAAATACTAGCCGAGATTCAGAAAATGATAATGGGTTTAGCAGAATCAGAGCGTAGAGATGTTTATAAATTCATATTTCACTTTATTGATAACATGGAAAGTTCAACGATAGATATATCAATTAAACAATTTAAGAGGAGATAATATGGATAATGAAGATATTATTGAAAGATTAAGGGAGATAGAATATTTAGTAAATTATATGCTATCTAAAGATGAGAATACAAAACTTTCTGATATTGAATATTATATTGACACTATCAGTTATGAAATTGAAAAACTAAGATTGGAGTTAAAATGAAAATGCCTAGAGTTTATATTAAGGATTATGTTTTAATAAAATATGAAAAGGAATCTAGTAAACTTAGAATGTCTGGTGGCAGTTGGACAATTAATGTAGAAAAATTTCCACTTGCAAAGTATCATACTATTCGTTATATTACAAGGCAGTATGTCTACGATATAGATACAGAAGATGCACTTTCTAATGGTTTTTTTAAAAATCTAGGTGGTGAAAAGAAATTAGTCGTACCTATTAAACATTGGAGAAGAATAGAATATGCCCTATCCCTTTATAAAAAACATATTGCCTAAACATAAGGAGAATAATGATGTTAAGGATGAACCGAGAAAAAAATACAATAAAGACATCCGTAAAAAATTATTGTGCAAATTATGATGCAGGTTATAAATGCAGTGGTGTTATGATTGATAAAGACCTCAAGCAGTATATTGATGAGGATTATTATAATAAACCATGCAAGATCGCTAACGGAGAAGAGTGCCAATATTATGATAATATAGTAAGAAAAACAGCAGGTTTCTAAAGGAGGAAAAATGATTAATGGTTATTTTGGCATATTGCCAACCAATATAAGACATAATAAAAATCTCAAACCACTATCTAAATTATTGTTTTGTGAAATAACAGCAAGTTTAGAAGATGATGGTATATGTGTAAAAAGAAATATATACTTTAGTAAAATAATGGATATATCAAAAGTATATGTATCAAGATGTCTAAAAGAACTTAGAGATAATGGTTATATTCATGTTGAAATTGAACTTGAAGAAGGCACTCAAAGGTTTATAAAAAGATACATTACCCCTATACCCACAGGTAATGGGGTAAACCCAATTACAAGCCATACCCATTTACCTGTAGTTAATGGGGTAGATAAATCTCACGAGGGAGAAAGTATGCCTACCCCTAGTACCACAGGTAAAACATTATTATATAATAATAATATAGATATATCTCATACCAATAAACAGGCATTAAATACCCCTATTAATAAATCTATAAACTCAGAGCAATTAAAATACATTAAGGAAGTTGTGAATAGTTTTTATAATATACAAAGCAGTAGGTTTCCACATTTGTATCCTAATTGGAAAGAGGATGGTAATTTAATAAATGAATCAATTAATTCTATTTATGATTTAATAAGGTTAGATAAGGTAGATTATAAACTAATTAAGAAAGTTATATCTTGGGCATTACAAGATAGATTTTGGCATAAGAATGTTTTATCATTAAGAAAATTAAGAACAAAATCAGAGAATGGTTTTACCAAGTGGAATAATCTATTAACTAAATATAGGAGTCAAGCATAATGACCTTTGAGGAGAATGGAATATTTGTGAATGGCAGTGGGCAGGTAAAGACTACTTGTCCTAAATGTAGTAAAGGTAGGAAGAAATCATACGACACATGTCTTTCAGTAAATGTAGATGAAGGTGTATGGCATTGTCATCATTGTAGTTGGAAGGGATCACTAAAAGAAAAAGTTAAACATTTAACTTTACCACCTATTGAAAAACCTAACCCACCTAAGACAGAAATACCCGAAGAAGTTTACAAATGGTTTGAGGATAGATGTATAACTAGAGCAGTGGTTGATGCAGAGAAAATAGGTTATGAAAATAGATGGATACACTTTCCCTTTTATAAAGATGAAGAAGTAGTTAATATTAAATCACGGACAGCAGATAAGAGATTTAAACAATCTAAGAATGCTGAGAAGTGTTTTTATAGATTTGATTCTATGAAAGGTATGGAGACTATTATAATTACAGAAGGTGAAATGGATGCTTTATCACTTGTACAAGCTGGGTTTATGAATGTTGTATCAGTACCTGATGGTGCTCCTGCAAGTGGCTCAAATCCAACAGATAAGAAGTTCAGCTACCTGTTGTCAGCAGAAGAGCATTTAATGAATGCAGAAACGATTATATTATGCACTGATTCAGATAGTGCAGGTAAGTTTCTTAGGGATGAGTTATCAAGAAGAATAGGTAGAGAGAAGTGCTTTAGGGTTACATATCCCGATGGATGCAAGGATATGAATGATGTACTTGTAAAGCATGGAGAAGATGAGGTGCAGAATATAGTATCTAATGCACATCCATATCCTATTGATGGTGTTATAATGGTGCAGGATATTGAAGATGATGCCATTGATTTATTATTAAAGCCTCAGCATAAGGGTTTATCTACAGGTTGGAGTGCTGTTGATCCTCATTATTTGGTTAGCCCATCAGAGGTTACAGTGGTTACAGGTGTACCTAATATGGGTAAATCAGAGTGGATGGATGCGTTAATGATTAATATGATTCAATCCTATGGTTGGAGATTTGGTATATTCTCAGCAGAGAATTTTCCAGTTGAACATCATTTACTTAAATTAGTAGGTAAATTTTCGGGTAAGGCATTTTGGGGAGAAGATAAATTAAATGAAGAGACAGCACGAGGCTCTATGAAGATACTCAATGACCATATTAAGTTTATAGGTACACAAGAGGACTCTGTAACTATTGAATCTATAATGGAACAGGCTAAGGTACTTAACTATAGATTTGGTCTAAATGGTCTTGTTATCGATCCGTGGAACACGATTGAACATAAATATGGGGATGGAGAGAACGAGACTTTATATATATCAAGAGTGCTTTCACAGCTTAGTGCATTTGCTAAAGTAAATGAATTACATGTATGGTTAGTTGCACATCCAAGAAAAATGGAGAATGGTGTTGATAGAAAACCTGTTGTGCCTACTCCATATGATATAAGTGGTTCAGCTAATTGGTTTAATAAATGTGATAATGCAATTACTGTACATAGGCATAAAACAGATGAAGATGATTATGCAGGTATTCATGTTCATAAGATTAGGTTTCAATATAAAAATGGTAAACCTAATCAAGGTCATCCTGCAAAACTAAAATACAATTTGACTAATGGTAGGTATTATGAGTATTTTGAAGAAACCCAATTTAAAGAAAATCTTTTTGAGTAAGACCTCAGTTGTAACTAATGATAGGTACAGAAATCAAAATAAAGATAGACATCTGAGGCATATGCGTAATAGACTAGCAGAAGAGTTTGATGAGATTTGGATTAAATATAATAACAATAAAGCCACATATAGCCAATGGGAACAAGCATTGGATAAGTGGATAAGTTCGGAGTTAATATGAAAGTAAAACGATATATAGTAACACCCGATAAACATTTTCCTATGGCTGATATGAAGGCTATAAGTGTTGTTTGTCAAGCTATAGAGATTATAAAACCAGACGGATATATAGATTTAGGCGACACAGGCGAGTGGAGTTCCGTGAGTCATTGGCAATGGAAAAAGAAGAAAAGACCACCACTAGAATATCAGATACCATTTGTTGATGAAGAGATTGCTCAAGTTAATAAAGGTATGGATATAATAGATGAATCACTAGATAAGGCTAATGTAAAAGAAAGACATTTTGTTGAAGGTAACCATGAAGATTGGCTTAATAGATTTGTAGAAGAAAACCCATACCTAGCTAAGAATTATAAAGTACCTAACGCTCTACGATTGAAAGAGCGTGGCTATAAGTATCATAGATTAGGTAAGATATTAAAGATTGGTAAGTTAAATTTTTATCATGGACATCACTATGCAGGTATTCAACATACTAGAAATCACTTACTTAGAATGGGTGGTAATGTTATGTATGGTCATCATCACGATATACAGCAATCTAGCGTAACTCACATTGATGGTGTTAAGTCTGCATGGTCTATTGGATGCTTGAAAGATATGAGTGCAGAGGCTAATGAGTGGCTTGGTAACAGGGCACATAATTGGCAACATGCTTTTGCCATAGTAGACTTTTATAATAATGGATTTTTTACTGTACATCTAGTTCAGATTGTAGATGGTAAAACTTCATTATGGGGAGAGTTAATTAAAGGTTGATTTATATCAAAGGAAAGGAGTAACTTCTGATATGAAAAGAGAGACAATAAGAGTTGAGTTCCCTGAAGATTACAGCAGTGAGGAGATCACTTTTGTAAGGAACAGACTATTCAAATTATTAGAGAGGCATTCATGCACTCTAAGAAAGATTTCAGAACATGAAGAGTGATGCTATATATTACGCTACTATAGGTTGGGATGGTATTGATGAGTACACTCAAGGAGACAGAACGATTACTAGGATGAATATTACTGATTTGATTGAGGGTGTACAAGACTATCTTCATACTTTTGAATCAAGGCATCCCTATCTAGAATGTGCTAGTGTAGAGTATAGGGATGGTAGGAAAACTGTTGAATATAAAGATTTGACAGAAACAATAAAAAACACAATAAAGGAGAATAAAAAGAATGGAAAATAATACATTCAAATTAAACCCAACTGATGCTAATGTTGTAGAATTGCTTTACAATCAACCTAAAACAGGTACTAATAACTATGGAGATTGGTTCTTGTATGGTGTGAGAAAAGATGGTGTAGAGACTAGCTTTTTTGCAACAGATGCACTGCATAAGAAGTTATCAGCTTATAGTCAAGGTGCAAAGTTAAGCATACAAAAAGAGGAGTATGCTCCTGGTAAATCAGCTTGGACAGTTAAGCCTTTAGAAGGTACAACTGCATCTGCTCCTACCACTACTACTACAAGAACAATAGATGAAAGGACTCACGACATACATAAGCAGGTATGTTTGAAGTTAGCTGTTGAGTTGTTTGGTACTAAGGAAGGTGATATACTTTCGGGTAAAGATGTGTCAATCATCGAAGCAAATACTTTGGCATTATTAGACATATTAGAGTACAGTGAAAAAGTTAAAGGTTTAACTTCTTCTGATGATCCTGTAATCAATGATGATATGCCATTCTAATTAATCCCTCTGTGAAAAAATCATTATCAAAGAAACTAGACCATGCATGGGCAGACAAAATTAAAGAATATGGAATGTGTGAATACTGCCACAAGACTAAGCCTCTTAATGCTCATCATTTTTACTCAAGGTCTATCCGCTCTGTTCGCTGGGATATTGATAATGGTTTTTGTCTCTGCGTTGGATGCCATGTGTTCTCCTCCAAATTCTCTGCCCATAAGACTCCTGCCGAGTTTGTTGAGTGGGCAATAGAAAAGCGTGGCATCCAATGGTACGAGACTTTAAAAGAAAGAAAGAACCAAGTAGTAAAATTTTTAGATAGCGATTATGAGGAGATTATAACTAAATTAAGGCAAATAGATTTTGATTTTTAGGAGAATTAAATGAAAGTAAAAAAGATTAAAGATAAGGTAATGAGCATTTGGAATCATACTGAAATGGAGATGGATGATTTATCAAAGGCTGGTATAAAGAAACACATCGATAAGATTAGTGATATAGTTAATGAACTTATTGGTGATATAGAAGAATTAAAAACTTGCTCAGTTTGTAGCTTTGAAGTCTGCGATACATGTGTAGATGGTATGGAGCAACAATATGGCGAGTAATATTTGCCCCTATAAATTTCCTTTAACATTAGAAACTCATAGAAAGGATTCTATGAGGTATGTATAGAAGAGATAATAAATGAATTGGCGTTCAGGGGCAAAAAACTTAACAAGAGGCAAGGGAGTGTGTATCCTTTCAGTTACTCATTCTTATTTCCATAGCATACTCCCTTCGCTTCTAAAACAAAAAAGGAGAATAAAATGATAGAGATAATGTTAATGTTTGTACTAGCATTAGTAGTTTATAATAGTAGTTTATGGGAAAGTGGTGCTTGGGAAACCACTAAGTCTAGATGGGTATATTGGAGAGACAAATGAGTTATAAACTAAGAAGTACATCACTATCTATGGTTAATATACCTAAAGATACTATAGAAGAGTTAGGTTGGAATATTAATGATGATGTCAATGTAATCATAGCAGAAGAGCATTATGGTGAATATAATCAGTTCACTCACAATACTATAACTATTGAAAGAGTGGAGGATTATAATAAATATATAGAGGAGGAAGAATGAATGAATACTTAAGTGATTGTTGTTATGCTCCATTTATTGAACCTAATTATCCCGATACAGATATATGTTGTTCATGTTATGAGCATTCGGGATTAGCGGAGATTGAAGAATGAATGTACCAGACTTTATGAAATGGGCAGAGTCTATGCAAGAAGAAGAGAATAGGCTTATGCTTGTAAAAGGAGAAGAGTACACTGTTTCTAATGAAGATAAGTTTAAGAACTTTAAAAGCATTGGAGAGAGAATGGAGTTAAATGCAGAACATGTTGCTTTAATCTATTTACTAAAGCACATGGACTCTATTAGGAACTATGTTCTTAATGGTAAAGAGGCTTCAGAAGAACCTATAATCGGCAGGATACAGGATGCAAGAAACTATTTATTATTGTTGGGTGGAATAATTGCCGAAAGAAAAAACACGAAAACTTGATTCTATACAATGGGTTATTGATGCACTTGATAGCCCTATAATAGAAAAGAGATCACGAGAAAACCATAAAACTGATGAGATTAGGGCAGATGAATCTTTATTTTGGTGTCCTGAATGCAGAAGAAAATGGAATATATTTGAGGGCGAAATGTGGAGTAGTCCTGATATGAAACTATGGGATGAAAAGATATGTCTAGATTGCGATTCCCCTGCAAGATAGAAAATGGTAGTTTGGTTCTCCTAAACAGGGCAGAGTTTGATAGTGCTATCCTTAACCTTTCGGGAGAGTATTATCTTGAACTTCACGAAACTGGAGTTCGCTCTGCCCAACAGAACAATTATTACTGGAAGATTGTTGAAATAATAGCAGATGACTTAGGATATACAACTCAAGAAATGCACTCAACAATCAAAGCACACTTCAATGTGCAAAGCACTAAAACCTTATCTACTAAAGAGTTTGCTACATTTATAGAGCGTATAATTAGATGGTGTGCTGTGGATCTAAACATAGTTATACCTGACACTAAAACTCTTCTTCGATCCTAAGAGACACATCAAACACATCAGGTGCTACCTGAGTCATTCCTAAATTATCTTGCCCAAATCTAGCAAATAAATAATCAGAGTAATCTGGACTATCTTTATCTTGAGTAAATATAAATGGTGTATGCCTACCATTTGTTTTATTCCATAAATCTTCTATAATTGCTTCATCAGTTGGTTGAAATTCATTATAGTTATTAGGCATTATATCAGTTGAATTTAGATAGCTAAATTTCATATCGTATGACATTCTACCACCGTATGCACCAAAGCTATTATAATATGTGTGAAATGGGCTTTTATTGCTATCAGATACATTGCTTCTTCCATGATTGGTCATTGTAGAATATCTCTGACCGCCTATTGATTCTTTAATATCAACCCCATCAAAATCAATACTTCTTCTTACTGATAAATCAGGACTTCTAGGCATATCATAATATTGACCAAGTAATACACATCCTATTTTTAAATTAGTTGATGCATCAAATGTTCCATCAGGATGCCCTACACTAGACTGCCCAACTGTTCCTTCAAACTGTATACCCCAGTATCTATGTGCAGACTCATCAAATGTAACAATAGTATGTCCTGTTCCCCATGATGATTCATCATCAGATGATGCTTTATTATTAAAAATCTCATGCGTTCCAATAACGCTAGTTAAAGTCATATTGCCTTCTGTATCATCAGCACCAGCGTGATCAATTGCTTGTACTTCACTTAATGTATTTGAGGCACTGATTCTTACTTTTGCATCTGCGGGGTGCATATTATGATTTAATATTGCCACAAAATCTACTCTAAAACCTGATGTTTTTAAATCAAACCACAAATTTACTGTACCATCAGTATCTCCTGTTGTATTAAACTCTACTTGATTTAAAGGCTTCATGTCATATAGCTCTGCTATATTATTTCCTGATACAACATCTATTTGATCTGTGCCTGTTGAGATGCCATAATGACCTCCAGCAGTATCTCTATTTTGTAAAAAATTTATATAATCTACATAAAATCTTGGTGTTCTAATGTTTAAATTTGCCATAGTTAAGCCCTTAACTTTTTATCCTACTTCTCTGCATTCTATTGATACAGCTCCTATTTTTCTGTTTAAGTTAGTTATCATATAGTATTTAGAACCTGACTCACTCCATGTATGACCAAACGGATTTATTGGCATATTATCAAATTTTACTATATCCCCTACTTCCATAGCGTATGATTTTCCTGAGTTAATAATATCGCATGAAATAATTTTTTTAATGTCTCCAAATATATTATTATAATATGAATAAAAATCTGCATTTGGATCTGTATTGGGAGTTGTAGCAGGTGTCCCTACATTCATATCTAAGTTTATATTTTTAATATTTTCTTTAGTTTGTATTTTATATTTAGTTCTAATCTCATCATTAGATGCTGTTGATGTTGATACATAGCTTGAAATAGCTGGGTGCTTTTCGTAATTAATATCCATTTTACTTATAGTATTATTAAATCCTGATGATGAAATTTGCAAGTTATTAATATCATTTTTTGTTAAAGATATTACTTCACCGTTATTATCTTTTGTAGTATACTCACTTGACTGCAATACATGTATAACTCTGCTTGTTCCATCAGGTCTATATTTAAATATAAAACCAAATTCATAAGTAATTTTATCTAAAATTGATTGTATATCTTTTGGTTCTAGTAACCAGTACCTAATTTCCCAGTTGTCGATGTGCCTATCATTATGTAAAGCTGTCCATCCATCAGGATCAGTTGTATCTAAGCCTACAAATCTAACAAGTATATCTCTTAATGCTTCATGTCCATGCTCAATTAAGTCTGAGCTACCACTATATGTTTCACTTAACCCATCATTAGCAACGTATAATATATCTTCAGGTTCTTCTGAGACTCTTTGAGTAATTAAAAATACATCATATATTTTAACTTCTGCATCAAAAGCTGGAGTTAATCCAAAATCAGGATCAGCGGGATCTGCAACTTCATTTAAATCAAATACCATTTTTAATTTTAATTGAGTTGATTTATTTGCTTGATTTACAAGTTCAGTTGTAGCAGATACATCATTACTATTAAAACCTATACCTCCAAAAGCAATATTAACAGTATTGTTACCTACATCATCATTACTTCTGTCAACATCAATAGCATATTTTATGCCTATAATATTAATTGTATTATTTAAAGATATTAATCTATTGTTATCGTGATCTTCTTTATCACTATCAAAAGCCCTTGTTACAGTTAAAGTATTAGACGATTTACTCAAAACAATCATTTTTTCATCATCTACTTTAATTACATCTCTATCACTTACATTAGTATCGTCATCAATATTTACCCCTGTTTCAGAATCATCTAGATCCTCTGCTAATAAAACATTTATACCATCCGTATCTTTTAAAAAATCATAATCATCTGATGATTTACCTGATACAGAATGAAAATTATAATCTAGTATAATTGTTTTGCTTGTATCTTCATTTAAATCTATTGAATAACTAGCATAAGTATTGCTATCTCCATCTAAAGCATTATCTGCATTAGCTATAGTAACACCATTATTACTAGCAGTTTCTACTGATTCTGCTCTATGTTTAAAGGATCTAATCTGTAATAAGTCTGATTTATTATGGTAGGCATTATCTGTATTAACATTAGTTGATTCTGCATTTTCTAATGGAACAAATGTGTCTACGCTTTTTTCATATACAGCTAATTCACCATCACTAGATGTATTTACACCATCTACATAAATTATTTTAGAGTCTTTGGTTTTATTAAAAGGAACAGGTCTATATGCTTTAGAAGATAATTGAGACTCAAATAACGGAGATTCAAATGTTGTAGCAGAATTTTTTGTATAATTTCCGTAACTAACAGGAACATATATATTTTTTTCAGTAGTTTTTACTGAAGGTATAGATAAAAAATCCCACGGTTTTTTTTCTGTTAATGTTAAAGATACTGAGCTTTGATCATGTGCTATGTCAATTAATCTACCTTGATATATTTTTAAACAATTTGATAATGAAGAATTTCCATTTAATTGAGAATATACTCTTACATTATTATTCATATACTGTATATCTCCCAAGAATAATTCAGAAGATATACTATTACCTTTATAATCAAAGTTAGCAATAGAAAATGATAGATTACTTGTTTTTGATCTTGACTGAGATAAATCTATACTATCTCTTAAATTACCAGTTTTTGTTACTACTCCATGATAAAATATATCATCAACTTCTGTATCGTTAGTTGCGAGGGGTAAAAATCCACCGTAAACAGCACCAGTAATAATGCCATGCTGACCATTTCCTGATAAATCATTTAATACAGGTTCACCACTATTAAACTCCCAGTAACCTTTTAAATTACCTGATTGAGTATAATTACCAAAGTCATATAACAATGATTTATAATTACCACTATTATATATTGATGCTATAGGATTAGTATTTGTAGCATCTAATCTTGTATTCCAACAAGCAAAGTTTTTTATTTTAAACTCTCCAAATGTATCTGTTCCTGCAATTTCTTTTGCAAATCTTGCAGTTCCATTACCGTATTCAGGAGTATTTATTCCTCCTGTTCCATTATTAGATGTTGTATCTGCTGTTGTTCCATTAATATATATTTTAGTTTCAGATAAATTAGTAGCATGAAAGGTAGTTGTGATCACTACAAAATACCAAGTATTAGCAGATAAAACTGTATCTCCAACCATTGTTTCTCTATCTCCTGAGCCTACTCCACTAGCAGGATCATCTGCATCACCACCCCACGCTATCTCTATTTGATTGCTTGAATTTTTAGCAATCCACCATCCATAATAAGGGGTGTTTGCATCATGGCTTGTAAATATTCTTTCACCAGTTCCAAGTGTTAGGAAGTTTACCCAAAATGCTACACTCATTCCTGTAGCACTTGTAATAGCTAAAGCAGAAGATGATGTTGTAGATCCGCAATTTACTTCATCATCAACCCCATCAAATTCTAAATAAGAGTCATTATTAAATAACTGATATAACCAGTTCTCTTTTATATTAGAGCTTTTAGATGCACTTTCGTAATTAGATGGAAGTGTTAGGCTCATGCTAAATTCATCCTTTGTGCTTTTTCTATTGCAGGTATAATTGTATCAACTATTGTTTCATCAACAAGTGGTGCTGATATATTAACTGTAATTCCAGCCCCTCCCCCTTGATTCATATTTTGTAAGTTATCTATTCCTATTGAATCAACAGCATTTCTTGACATTACAAACTCACCTTGTTCTGCTTCAATTACAGTTCCTCCTTGTGAATGTCTTTTACCACCAACTAAACCACCTTTTTCAAATTTATCAATCCCTTTTAGTGTCGCTATACCACTTATTAAAGCTCCTAAACCTAAAACACCAGCTAGTCCAAATGAAGCGGTACTAGCATATATTGCTGGGTTTCTATAAGCATTAGCAAGACTCATTCCAGTTAATTCAGCATCACTAACTGCTTTTTTCTGAGCTGTTTTTGTTATTACTTGCTCTGCAATAGCTTGTTTGATTTTAGCTTTAATCATATCAGCTAAAAATGCGAAAATAGATTTTTTAAAAGAATCCATTACAGCTTTTTGTTTTTCAAATCTATCCATATCTGAATCAATCATAGTTTGAACAAAAGTATCATAAGCACTAAAACTAGCATTATATAATAAATTGTTTTCTTCTAAGTGTTTTTGAGCTAGTTCTAATTTTCTATTATTTTCAAATTCATCAATAGCTACTCTTTCTTCAGCAGATGTAAGCAATTGTCTATATCTTTGAGCTTCTAGTTCAACTTGTTGCATCTGAAAATTTAAATCATTTTGGAATATAACTTTTCTAGCATCACTAAGTTCTCGTAACCTTTTTATTTCATCTCGTTTTATTTCCGCTTCTATCTTTGCTATTTCTTCTGCAAGTTTAATTTTCTCATTTCTTTCAAACTCATTTTGTTTTTTTATTTCTTCTTTCTTTTCTTCATTAGCTTTCTTTTCATCTTCTAAAATTTCAATCTCTATAGCCTTTAAATCTTCTGCTACTTTTTGTTTTTGATTTCTTGAAAATTGCTCTGCATCTTTTTTAGATTTTTCTTCATCTTTTCTTATTTCTTCTTCTATTTTTGCAATCTCTTCCGCTAACTTAATTTTTTCATTTCTTTCAAAGGCATCTTGTTTTTTTTGCTCTTCTATTCTTTTTTTATTTTGCTCTTTAGTATCTTTATCAATAGATTTTTGTATATCTTCAATTTCTTTTTGAAGTTTAATTTTTTCTTTTCTCTCAAATTGTTCTTCTTTTATAGCATCTTTTTGTTCTTCCTTTAGTTCTTTGACTCTTTTTCTAGACTCTATTAAAGATTCAATTTTTTTTCTATTTTGCTCAACAAATTCAAAACCTAATTGCATTTCCATTAAGTTTATAGCACTAATACCTCTAAGCTCTGCTTCCTGAAGAAGCAAAGATGCTATTTCATCATCAATAGATTTTTTTCTATTTTCTGATAATTTTACTAATGCTTCAATATTATCAATTTGTTCTTTTGTTAATTTATTAGCAGTTTTTTGAGTCTTATTAAACTCCTCCACACCTTCTTCTGCTGTTTCAAATGCACCTGCCATTGCAAGTATTTTTTCTGCGAGTATTCCTCCAAGTACAACTAAAGCTCCAAAACCAGTTTTTGTTAGACTAGCTGTAAATCCATTAACTGCAATACTAGCAACAATAGCTTTAGCTCGTAAAGTAGCAAATGCAATACCCATACTTCCAAGTACAAAAGTATATCTATTTACTTTTGCATCATCAAAGCTATTAGAAAATTCTTTTATTTTATCTGCTGAAAATATAACTAATGGAGCTAATACTTTACCTATTTTTTCTCCTACATCTCCAACAGAATTACTCATTTGATCTAAAGCAAAATTTAAAGATCCAGTTCTTTCTAAATGTAATTTAAATCCTTCAGTAACTTTTGCACTAACTATTGCAAGTTTTTCTGATTCTGTTTTAGCATTTCTTAATTCAGGAATGTATCTATTTAGCATCTCAGTATTACCACTTGTTGCCAATGCTAACATTCTTGTTGATTGCCTTAAATCTAATCCATATGCTTCTGATAAACCTATAGATGCTCTTGTTACTTTAACTAAATTTTGTTCTTGTATCCCTAATGTAGATGCAAATCTCATTATCATTAATAATGATTCATCTCCATGTGTAGTAATATTTTGAAGAGCAGATGCTTGTTCTAATAACTCTTTATTGGTGTGCCCTAATTGAGTAGATAAATCTCTTTCAGCATCTTGTTGTATACCAAATTGTCTAGTTAATCTACCTATTGTAGATGCTACTAATGTACCAGCAAAACTAACAAGTAATAATTTAGATCTCAGTACAGCAAAAGAACCGCCTAATAATCTATTACTTCCTACTAAACCAAATATACCTGCCTCCTGCTGTTTCATTCTAGCAATGTATTTTTTGGTTTGTATATCCATTTTAGCTAATGCAAGTCTACTACCTTTGATTGCATCTCTATGTGTTTTGCTAGATATACCAGCTTTTTGAAAGTCTGCACCTAATTCTTTTAAAGACCTTCTAAGAGTAGAAATTTGTTTATTTCTTTGTTGTTGAGACCTTATTTCTTTTTCAGTCTCTTTATTTTGTTTTTTTACAGCTTCAGTATACCTTTTATAAGCTATAATATGTTGATTGTTTAGTCTATGTGCTCTTTTACTACTTTCAACTAACTTATGTTGAGTATCTGTAAGTTTTCTATGTACAGAGTCTAACTTCTCAATGGCTTTAATTAATCTTTTATCGCCATCAGGTACAAATTTAACTGTTATTTTATTGTCTAGTGCCATGATTAATCGCCTCTGACTTTTTACTTTCTATGATTTTCCTAATTAAAAAACTTTTTTCTACCCATTTTCTTGGTTGTTCTCCATACGAACCTTTATACGGTTGTACACCAAAGTTTTCAGAATATAAATATCTAGATATATCTTTTTGTGCTTGTGTGTCTAATAACACATTATTACAGGTAAAGAAGGGCAATTGCTTGATTACTGACTCAGTAACATTAAAGCTACTGCCCTCTTTGTTTCTTTGGTGAACTTCTTCAGCTAATAGGTCAATAACTGCGTAAACATCATCTCTTGATGTAAAAGTACGAGTTTCATACTTGCCATCGATTAAGATAGGAATACGAGCCTTATATGGGTATGTATGGTACATACATCCCTCACAATGATCTGTAACCCGAAGATTGTATTCTAGCGTGAGGGCTTCTACTCCCCCAAGCGTTGATAGTCTTGCACTGCAACAGACAATTCATTTTTCTCATTATCGTTTAAAGATTTAATGAAATTATCATCTGCACCATCAACACCTCTACGAATCCATGCTGTTCTAGCTTTAGATAAATGCTTAATTGCTATAAGATTATCGCCATCATACTTCATTTCAGGTATATCGTTACAGAAGTCTATATCATCTACTGACATTTCTTTTATTTTTATTTCTTTGCCAGTAGCTAACTTTATGCTCTTCATTATGCTAATGTAATTGTGTAAATATTATTGCCAACATTAACACCTTGAATAGCAACATCTAACATCATAGCATCACCTTCATTGAAAGTAACATCAGTTAAAAAACCTGCTGGTAATGAAATTGAGCAATCTGTTGATGGGCTTTGTGTTAATACAAACGCATTAGATGCTGTATCTTCTGTTTGAGTATTTAAACTATTATATAAACCCTTAGTAGCTGAATCATATTTGACTGTAGCGTTAGCACTTACTGTAAATTCACTTCCTCTAGCATAGGAATGATAACCTGAACTTGAAAAGCCTGTATATATAGCAGGACTCTCTACTGTAAAGCCAAATGAGCTAATCACAGGAGATGCTACAGCAAATATCTGAGAACTAGCTAGTGTAGTTAATGTAATTAAACTACCAGCATTTCCAATACCACTTCCTGCTGTAATATCAGGAATATCTGTATTATTTGTTTCAGGATTTTGACCGCTTGATATAGTAGCTTCAAATTTATATAAACCACCATCAGCAGTCATATCAGCATTAATGCTAAAGCTAGTGCATAAACAACCTTTCATAATAACATTAAAACCGCCAGTATAGTCAGGTGGTGCTAGTATTAAACTAAATGTTTTATTATCTCCATCAGAAGTAGTATCTCCGTAAGCTCCTGATTGACCTGTTGGAGTTGTAGGCATAATTATATTACCTATAGAGGTTTCATTCAAATCCATTCCAGTAACACTTTGCATTAGCATATGTATTCCTTTATCTGCTCTAAATGTACCTGATAAAGAAACTTCTATAGCTCTAATTTCATTGTCTTGAAAGAAATCATCAGCATGTAGCACCCTACCGCCTCTTGATCTTACTGCTGTAACTTGATTAGGGCTTAAACTTGGAAAGGCAACAGAATCTACATCCAACTGATGAAGTAATGCAGTATTTGCATTAAATGTTGGTGTAGTTCCTGGAGTATCTTCTTCAATTACATATGCCTTAAAATCTCTGGGTGAAAAAACTTCGTTAGCCATTTTTTTCTATCTCCTTTTTTTCTTTTTTAATTTCTATTTTATCTTCAATTCGCTTTGGTATTTCACTTAATTCAACACTCTTGCCTTGATTAAGAGCTACCCAATCTTCATAAGCTAAATTGCAATAATTACTATTAGAAGATAGCTGTTCATCTTTTTTTAACTTGACTTTCATACCGTATTCCTTATTACTTTATGATATGTTTCCTAAGTACTTACCTCTCCATTCCCATCTCATAACATTTAAACCCTCAATAACTTCTTCATCTTCTTCCTTCTCGTTAATACGACAGTTTAATAGTCTACCATCAAAGTAAACATTATGTTCATTTTGAAAGAACAGAGCTTCTATGTGTGATACTTGGCGAAATATATGTTCCCAAGTATCCTTTTTGACTGTTTTTTCTTTAAAAGTATATGATACATCTAGTATATATTCTCTCATTTCTGCTGTAGACATACGTTCAATCAAATCCGTGCCTACAGGATTAAGTCTTATAGACTGGTTTCCCATGTCTTTAAAATCGCCTGTATATATAGGAATGCTACCAGCAAACTCTTGATTAAGAAAAGAGCGAATAGTATCTAATATTTTATCATCCCATATATTAACAAATGTTATCATCTACGAGTCATCCTTATTGAGTAAGGCATACCTGCATCATCTACAGATTCATTCTTACCAAAAAACTCTATTTCCCATTTGTCATTTAAAGTTGCTGTATCAGCAGTATCTCCTGCAAATCTTATATAAACATCATTAGCTAGTGGTTGATACTGACCATTAATCTCATCAAAATAATCAGCAGTTTCTCCGTTATTCATCCTTTCAGCACCAAGATTATCTGCATCTTTCTGCCATACAGAATATACAGCAGTACCCATAGCACCACCTGTAGTAATCTTAACACCTATCCTATCATATATATCGTAGTAATGACCTCTGGTATCTACTAGCTTAATATCTCCACTTACAGATACTTCTCTAATTACACCTTTACTAGCATCACCTGATACTTGCCATGATAGCTTAGTAGAGCCATCATTTAATGACTGTATATTCCTATCTGCTTCTTCAAATAAAGCATTTGCTATTTCAGATGTAGGATCATTAGCTCTAACAAGAAAAGAACATGCTAATAATGCTGTAGTTCTTACAATCATATAATCGTAATTACCATCTTTATCTTTGAATTGCTTTCGGGGTAATCTTCCATCCAACCTAGAATCAAGGTATTTTTCGGAATTAGAGATATAACGAGCTCTTAAAGTATCCCAATCATCACCACTTTCCATAAGCATATCATTAGGACTTGCAACTCCATTTTCATACAATAAAACAGAATCATTACCTGAACTGTATAGCCATTGTTTTTTTTCTGTCCATCTTACCCCGACATAAATATCTGTTGCTGTGCTATGCGTTGCAGTAGTTGAACCTAAAAATCCTCTTTTAACTGTAAGCGTGTTACCGCCAATATTAATGACAAGCATTTTTTCATCATTAATTTTAATAATGTCTCCATATGCAAAAGCACTACCATCTGATACAGTTATTGCAGTTTCTATAATATCTATTTCTTCTGCTGAATTTGCAGTAGAATCTACATAGTTTTCTGTTTTTTGATACGGAGTTAAATCTTCTCCATTCTCATATAAAACGTTTACAAGCCCTGTGTTAAATGATTCATAAAGTTTAAATCCAGCGTGTGAAAATAACTCTACCCATCCGTAGATAGCTTCTTTACTATCAAACTCATCTATCGATGGAAATACATCTTTTAAATCTCTATTTGTACAATATGCCATAGTATCCCTATATTAGTATTTTATTGTTTTTAATACAATATAAAAAAGTTAAATGTTTAACTTTTTAGCTCTACATGTACTAAATCATCAAAGTGGTTGTCTTTTGTTTGCCCATCGCTATCCCAATCACATCCAACTCTGACTGGTATTTTCATTACATGAGCAATACCTCTTATCATGCCACACATATAATGAAATGTATCTCTATCTTTCCAGTCTATAGGATATGGGGCAAGGTCTACTGCCTTACCATCAATATGCTTTGAATATTTCGTCTTACTAGCACCTTTAGCAACTAATTCATCTTGTCTTTCTTGCGACCTTACCCCTTCAATAATAGTAACATCCATTATTTTGATGAGTTCGTTTAAAACAAATATCAACTCAGGCTTTACACCTTTAAGTCTTTCTCTTGATCTTTTACCGAACCTATACATTACTTTTTATTTTTTCTCTTAGGTTTTAACTTTTTTCTTTTTTTCATTGGCTTTGCTTTACCAAATCCATATCCTTTACCTTTTGGCATTATGATCTCCTTACTTTTCGGGCTACACTTCTGCTATATTTAGCTCTTTGTTTGCCTCGTTTGTTTGCTTTTCTTTCTAGGCATTACCACTTAACCTTGTTTGCCCAATATGCACCTGACATTTTGCCTCTAGCAATATTCTTACGATGCCTAGCTTTAAATGACCTACGCTTTGCTTTCATTCTAGCTGATTCACCCTTTTTAGGTTTACCTGCTGTTTTAGCACCTTTCTGTCCAAATCTAATTAACTTAACTTTATTACCTACTTTTGCAAGTACGACATGTGATTTAGTTTTATGACTCGGTGTTCTTTTGGGTTTATTATACCCACTTAAACCAAATCTAGCTAGTCTTGGATCTCTTTTGCTTCTCCTTTTTTTAGGCATTACTTACCTCTAAATAGCCCTTCTACTATATCTGCTACTAAGTCTACGCACTTTTCAAAAAAGATTTGTTCTTTTTCTTCAGATACAAAAGGTATGTCAATTTTATCATTTATTTTACTAGCAAGTTCTTCCTGAAATTCTTCAGACTGTACCCAAGCAACTGCTTTTTCTTTAAACTGATCAGCTTGAGATTCAGCAACTGCTAACATTATTTTTTTAAAGTCCATGATTATTCCTTTATTTTATTTATTTTAAATATTAAATATATTATTGTAAGTATTGCTACAATACATTGTAAGATAATACTTACCTCAGTCAAAGAAAGACCAAAATTCATTAAACTTGCTGATGATACTTTTACGCTATCCATCAGTGTTTACCATTTACTCTACTTAAACTGCCTTTAATTTCAGACACTTGATTATCTAAATCATTTATTTCTTTTGTTATAGCATCAAACTTTCTATCAAGCTTATCATCAGATTGATTCCATCTATTTATAAGTTTAATAACCATACCCTCTATATTTTCTAAGTTCTCACTTTGTCCTTTGTTCTCTACTTTTAAGTCCTGTAGTGATTCTGCTTGTTCATTTCCTCTTTTGTTCATTGAGTAAACCATAAACATAAACATAGCACCTACAACACCAATCATACCAGCTTCTGAATATACTGCTAGAAAATCCATTATCTCTTTCTCCGCACTTCTCTGTTAATAAAGTAATTATGATTAAAGTCATCTTCTGTGAAGACTATTTTCGTCTCTTTTTCTTGCCCCAAGACAAAGGGTTTAAATTTAATTCTTCTTCGTACCACTTCAACTGTTCCTGCATTTTTGTTATTTTTACTTCCTCCTCTTCTATATGTTTTTCTACAAGTTCTTCAATGCTGGAATTAGCAGATTCCATTCTTCGCTCAAGGTCTGCAATTCTGTTTTCAATGCGTAAGTAGCCCATAACAACAAAGCCAACTCCCACAATGATTTGAATAAGCCACTTAATGTTAAGACTAATACGAAAGTTATCATCAAGTTTTGTAACACCATATGATCTGTACGTCTTTTCATCGCTCATGGCTTATAATACTTATAAAAATCTTCTATGTTCTCCGTATCTACAACTATAAAGATTGGACTAACGATATTATTGCCTGTACCGCTCCCACCAACAATGGCATATGCATATAAACCATCTTGATAAGGACTTTTGATTGTATCATTGTCAAACAAGTGTAAAAAACTTGTATCACTAAATACTGGTACAAACTCTGCATCTATTAACTCTTCTACCTCTATCCTTCTATTTTCGTTGTAATCTACTAATGTTCCTATATTTGTAGTTCTATGTGGCTGACTAGGAAATCTGCCCATACCATTTAATTCTACTTGTTGGTTATACCACATTTGAGATGCTTTAACAATCTTCTCAAGATTAGCTTTAGTCTGTTTAGCTTTAGCACCTTCACCAATCCTACTAAAAGCAGGAGCGGAAGTAGTTGCAAGAGTAGCCATGATAGCCATAGTAACTGCGAACTCAGCAAGACTATTACCTTTATTCCACAAGAGTTGCTACTCCATCTACTAAAATATGTTTACCAACTTTAATTGCACCTATTGTATTATCATGCAGGTTTTGACACTCTGCATCATAATCGGATTGGGCAGTAATCCAAGAATCTGTTCTTGATACTACCGCCCCATCACTTGTAACTACATAAGTATGTCCTTGTGCATCAAATGAAACTGTTTCTTCAGGACTAAACCTATAAGTATTAGTTTCACTTCCTCTAGGTTTAAATATATAAACCTTATGACCTTGAGCACATTTACGGACAAGCATTATGCTTCTGCTTCTTCCTCTGATTCAGATTCCAAAGACTCTTTTAAACGATTGATAAACGCTTCTTTACCAACATTAAGCTGGTCTAAGTTAAAAGCAGTACCATTGATTTTGTTTTCTAGGTCTGCTATATGATTTACCATTGTCTTTTGCTCATCCGTTAGGTCATCTAACAAATATTCTTTGTCAAATAAGTTTAACTTTTGAGGCTCGTTTTTTTGTTTTTTAGCCATTGTGTTATACTCCTATGTTATTAAAGTGCTTCTAAGTCTGATTTGAGAGCTTCCCAATCAGCTTTTTCTGATTGTAGCCTAGATATTTCGTTATCTTTATCTGCAATCTCTCTATCAATTTCAGAGATTTCAAAAGACTGAACTGCATCATCTAAGGCTTGTCCATTCATTGGATTAAATTGTTTCTTTACTAATTGCAATTCTTCATGTGATTCTTCAGCTTCTGCTTCACGAACTACATTTCCATCATCATCTAATACTTCGCTTACTGCTTCTTTATCGATGATTTTTTGCTTTCGTACAGAACAACATTCATCCTCTTTACCTTGAATATAATTTATCATTATTTATCCTTGAGTTGTTGTTTAAGTTCATTTACTTCGGCACTTAGTTCTTGTACCGCTTTAATTAATGGAAGAACAAATGCTTCAAAAGATACGTTTTGTCTGCCATCAGGATTTACATCCCATCCGCTAAAAGTATCTACACCTTGTTTATCCAATGCTTGTTTTACTTCTTGAGCAATTAAACCATGTATGACTTTATCGCCACCCATAGGCTCTTTATCATTCTCATCATAAGCGTTCCATTCTTTTGGAAATTCGCTTGGTGATTTATGCTTATATGTTACTGGTCTTATATCGTTTATAAA